TTGCGGATCTACTCGTTCAGTTACATCTGCTGATTTGATGCCAGTTTCTTGCCCTCTTCCTCGGTACTGCACCAGCTTTTTCCTCCAGCGAACCAAGAAGTTCAGACTTCTCAGCCCGCACATCTTCTAGTCTTTCTAGTAGAAGGTTCTCATCTACTGTAAACACAGGGTGAATATACATCCTCAAGGTTAGGTTGATGAGATCTAGCTCAGACTCAGGAAACTTGTGGGCCATGCACCCAAACAGTTTGTAAGTCAACTCGACATCGTTGACACAATACTCACCGTAACGTGCAAGCTCCTCGGGCGTGAAGTCAGCTTTGCGCTTACCCTTGGCATGGATAACTTCTTCACCCTTCACCCCGATCTGATACCGCTCGGCCAAGACTTCGAGACTGCCCCCCGCATCCACACCGTGCAGGGCGCGAGCCATACTAAGTGTGTCAAGATATTTTTGCGGAGAGATTTGTAATGTCCAGGCGAGCACAGAGCCATCAAACATTGTGTTGTGGCACAGGAGCATAGAGTCCCGCCAAGGTAGAGATCTCAAATGCTTGTTTAACATTTCACGCGACCCTGAAATCCAATAAGCAGGGGCGTCGTTGATCTTGACCCCGATACCGATGACTTCAAATTCAGGATGACGGACGTACTCCTCCGTCGTCAGTCGGGTCAGTGAAACTTCTTGGCTGTAAAAAGTTTCTAGATCTAATGTTATTAGGTTCACGATGTCCTCGCTCGGATTGCTTGCGCGGCCAACTTTGTAATGTCTGACGCATATTCGGGGTGTACGGCCAGCACATCACACACTTTCGCACACGCCTCACGTTCAGCAGCCCGTACCAACCCGGCGAAGCGTTCAAGCTCCTCAACAGCTAAGTGGACAAGGAGCCCACCTTCTTCGTAAGAACTCCCTACCAACTGAACGCCGGAGATGCTTTCGCCCAACGTACAAACCAGCCTCCCGCGCCATCTTGATAATGTCTTCTCTAGTCATCGTTAGCCACCTTTCTAAGTAACTTAACCAGATTTTCAAGCGTTTCAAGACTGTAGCTACCAGCGGTTAGGTACACCACCACGGATGGCGTGGTTGGCTGTCGCCAAGCTTCGTCTTGGCACCTTTTCCATGTGTCGGCAATCCACTGTCGCGTTTCCTCTAGCGTCATGGCGCTTGTTGCTACGGGCAAGGGATCTCCGTCTGCTGGTGTCTTTGCGTTTTTGTTTTCGCTCATGCTTTATCCCCTTCTCTGCCCCGCCAGCCATCCTTGCCCTGCATCCGCTGCTCATAAACCTCCATCAGCAGTTCTGCTGCCTCCTTGATTTTGAACTTCTCGTTGGTGCAATAGTCAGGCAGACCTTCAGCGTATCCTTCCAACCATGCCGCTAACATGGCGAACTTATGCGCGGGACTCATCTTTCCCTCCGTTCAGTATCCGTGCAATCTCACGGTCGATATACCACCGAGCCTTGCGTAGGTCTTCAATCTGCTCGCCTTTCAAGCCAGCTCTCCAAAGATATTTAATAGCATTGCCTATACAAAAATTCATGTGCTCGGTAATCTCTATACACTCCACCCCCGAGGGGTGGTTCGTGTAATGTTTTGGGTGATTGACGTTGTCATTCATACTTTGTGCCCCTCTCGTATTCTCATAATGGCTTCAGCCACTAACGCTTGGGCCTCACGCACAATGCTTCGTCTTCCTTTGAGCACACCAAGCAAGTAGCCCACAAGGAATACACAAATCCAAGTTATAAAATCTTCCATCCTTTCACCTCGTCTGTCCAATGTCTTTTCCATAACTGGCATCGTCGTAAGACGTGCGCCTACTTCAACCATTTCAGTGGTGCTGTACTTCTTACACTCATGTTCTCTGCCGGGACTTATCCATGTATGTTTAAAACTGTAATGGGGCAGATACGGCACACCGCGCAGAATGAACACAGGTTGCGTTACCGTTTCTGCTGGTTTGTTTGATTCATCGATATTCAGAGTTTTCTTCCTTAATTAAATTACCTGCCTCATAACACCACGCCCAACCCCACCTGATCACATAACACCAAACCTGCCCGACCCTGACCTGTCCTTGTATTACCTAACGCCACCGTGCCTGCCCTAACAAACCGCACTGAATAAAACCGAACCGAACCTTACCCAGCCTGCCTGATAAGACCTTACATATAACAACTAACCCGACCTCACCTAGCCTGCCCGACCGAACCATATAACGCCGAACGAAATACCATCTAACCTTGCCTGCCTGACCGCATCAAACCAAATCCCTCCTTACCCCATCACGCCCCACCTGACCTGCCTAACCATGCCGAGCCGCACTCAGCCCCACCTCACCGAACCTAGCCTGCCGAACCATGCCCCACCTGAACCTAAATACACCGCACCAGACCACACCCAACCGCACCTTGCCTGCCTCATCGAACCTTACCGCACTCCACCTACCAAGCCTGACCCGACCGTACCATGCCTGCCTAAACTAACCACATCTGACCGCACCCCACCTTGCCCCACCGAACCTGCCTAAACCTTCTCCAACTTGTTGCGTAGGACTAAGACTTGATCAAGCAATGCTTCCATCTCATCCACCATATCAAGGGCTTGTGCTACGTTCTTTGCTCTTCTTAGCGCACCAACAATGAGTGCCACCTCGTTGTTGATAACTTCCCTTGAAAGATCTTTATTACTACGTACTTTGGTAAGTGTGGTGTAGCCTTGCTCGTTACCTTTTTTGCTCGGATCACGTAGATAGAAAGGTGCTTTAATAACAACTTTCTCTGTGGTTACAATCACGCGCACAGAAGCAATTAGATTACGTGCGGTATCAATCCAGTGCTTATGTGCTGCGCTCTCAAGACTCCAGTCAAAGTAGCTATGCAGGGGACTTGATGGGTTCTTAGCATCTGCCACTACGATATCTGGTGTAAGCGACCCTCCGTGGAGGGCCGCAATCTCCTCTAATCTTTTAGCTATTGCGGCTCTATCCATGTTTATCTCCTTAAGCTACTTTCAAACCACGACGTTTGGTCTCTGTGTTGAACCACGATAGCAACTCTTCAGTGTCATCGTCATAAGCCTCTGGGTTCTCCAGTGCTTCAAGTTGCGCTGCCTTGCCGCCTGTCTTAATTATTTCTAAGAAGTCAGAATCATCGGCATCAACAATCTTCCAACGACCATAGTTACCCGAACCTTTTCAGGTCTCCAATCACCTACGCCCATCGTGATACCTGCTGTAGCGAAGAGGTTAGAGATAACCGTATGGTTCAGAACCGGACGCACATAAGTGATGTCAACCTTACACGCCCACTTCGGTACGATGGCGCGAGTGCGTACATCGGGAGTCTTGTTGATGTCTGCTGACCGAGTGATACTTGAGAAGATCTTAGGAACACCCAAACAACTCAAGACGTTCATTCTCAACCGTTGTCAGGCGACCAATCTGTGACTTCTTAGCTCCAGGCATATCCAGTGCGGCATTGCGTAGCGCACCTTTAAACTGCGTAGCTAACACAGACAACTCAGTTGCATGATCACCTTGCGGCATACGGTATGGCGATGAGCAATACTCAGTCAAAGGATCGTGCTTCATTGATCCTGCTTTCTCAGCAGCAGTCTTGCGACCGGAAGGAAGAAGCAGTTGCTGCCATGCCTTCTCAGGCATACGATTACAGATCATCGGTGTAGTTCCTAGTACATGGAACGTGACCGTTTGCGTTTCCATCTCAACAATTTGAATCGTATCTTCTGTTACTTTCTTTGTAGCCATGATTTTTAATCCTCAATAGTTTCAGAACTTACATTGTTTGGGTATCCGAACCTAAGATCAATCCTTGCCCGAATCAAGGGCAGCTATTTCTCCGACGCTCGGCAATCACCTTGGGATCTTTCCACGGATAAGGTTGTTTAAGAAGCCGCCACTGCCGTTTGAAAGTTTCTAGTACGTTTGTGCTTTCGCTTGTTGTCTTTATTTGCATCTCTTTCTCCTGTTATGTTAAATGGATCACTGAAAAAAGGCTCGGGTAGGGTCACCCTTGCCTTGGCAAATTTCTTGAAGTACGCAGGTTCATCTTTCTTCTGAAACAGCTTCTCCTGTTTTGTAGGTTCCATCGTTATGAATTTGTAATGCCGCTCTGCCGTGATGTATGGTCTGTTAGGGTCTTTCTTCAAAAAGCTTTCAACACAACCCAACCGCGCAAGTCTGGTCATAACAGCATAAACAGTGTTCTTATCGATCTTCGTCTGCAAGGCTATGTCTCTGACAGTGGGCGGCGTCGCCCGCTTCTTCACATACTTGAGAACTTTGATCTGCTTGTCAGTTAGGGGCTGTGGGGTCATCGATTCTCTCCTTCAACCACAATATGCAACAACGTGAGTGAAACAAGGCTTCCTCTGCGTGGTGCAGTGCTTGCTCATAACGCCCTTCGTTAACATGCATGTACACATCTTTGAGTGCGGTGTTCACTTGCATGAGATGTTTGCTTATATCTTCCATGATGTTCCTAGAATGGTGCAAGGGGTAAGTCTTCTAAGTCCTTGGTCTTATCCTTCCGATAAGCCTTGATGTCCTTGCGTTTAACTGTGATGTAGTCAGGGAACGGCCACCCGTCCGTGCGGGGAACCCTGAGTAAGAGTTCACCCGCTCGTGATTCCTTAACGAAATAGCCGACCTGACCTGTGGATTTAACAACGACCTTAGCGGGTGCGTCCAAGGATATAAGTCAGACGGTTGTGGATTTCACGCAAGACGTGCATCTCGCGGGTCAACTCATCAAGCTCTTGATTGACCAAGCGAAGTTCTTCTTCTGCTAGAACTTTTGCATCAGCCGCAACGGGACGTGCGATAAGGCCAGACACATCCTCGGGAGATTTAATACTGACCTCATCAACTACCGCAAACAACTGCCCGTCTTTGTGGATGCGGCCTGCACCAGACGCGTTAGAACTTTATAAATGGTAGACGCTCTAGTGCCTAGTTGCGCCGCAACAGTTGAGGCTTTCATACCGCCAGACTTACCTAACATCTTTACAACTTTATCGTCATATATAGACTTGGACACTCTCCTTTAGATAATGAACTAAGTGAACTCATTTTCCTCATTGATAACGAACTCAGACCACCACACTTCTCGATCTGTTCAAGGTTATCCAACTGTAGTGCAGTGGGCCTTTTGTTGCCCGCCTTGCCGCTCGATGCCGATAAAGCCTTACCATTAAGAACATACAAGAAAGTCAGGTGCGCCTGACCGACCAAACCCGCTTGTGACAGGCATGACGTAGTACGCACCAAGCAATACAAGATTCCTTTACTTTCTTCTTTACTAGAACTTCAGGTTTATTCGCCAAAAGAAATCCTCCAGATAAGTATGCGAGGTTGGGTTGGCGCTAGTATGTACCTACCGTGACCATCGTTATAAACTCTGTAGTCTATTACAGATACTCCATTATATTGATCTCCTTTCAAATAAGTCAAGTCTTTGTGGGGATGACTACAATAAAAAGTTCCGATGTGACATACCACCCTATCTCGTAGAAATTACTGTTTCTAGGATGGTCATACATGCCCGACAAAATTGCGAAGTCGGTAGACGCATGAGGTGGTTCCTGACCCCACGTACCATAGTGATCAACGATTTAATATTGTCTGGGAGAGTCTCTGGGGTAAAGATACGTACCATCCTGTCCCCAACATAATTTCATACTTCCCATTGATAAACGCCACCGGAACACGATGATGGTCAGACATAGTCGCATGTTGTATCGGCGACAGTCTGGTTCTAACATCCTGTGGATTTCTCATTCGATGGTCCCTTTGCAATTAGAATAAAAGCATCCCTCCTGACAAGTTTGTGAGTGTCATATCTAGTCACAACATCATGATCTTGATAGAACTTATCACTGACAGGCATGAGCTTACTAATAGGCGATGGGTCTGTAAGATCAGTTTCGTCATACATAGTTGGGTACTGAGCTAGTTCAGTCTCTGCGCCTACACGCCACATCTTCATGAGCGATGCCATATCATCCGGCAAGTCAGAGACATCATTGACGATGCGCCAGTCACCAACAGGTACATACATAGTCGTATAGCCTGCGGCAGTGCTGATCTCAAGTCTTACCGAACTTCGGCAAAGACTGCTGGACTAGCCTGAGATAGACAGTACATAGGCATTGTCGAAGTACGTGAGCCGCTCTTTAAGCTCGTTTTGTTTAGCCTCACGTTCAAGTAGTTGTGCCTTACCCGTCTTGCACTTCTCGATCATCTCTTCAGAAAGCATGACTCCATCTACCGCGTGTCTTATGATGTTTTCATAATCACATAGGTCTAGGCTCAGGTATACGTTGCGATCAAGTCCCTTAGCCAATTTACCTTGACCATGCTTTTAGTGCGTTCGTACAAATGCGGATGTTGCCGTAGCCCTCGTGGGTCTTTAACTTGAAGGCTGGCACTTCCTTCTTTAGTTGTATCATCAACATCTTCAGCGATCTAGATTACGTGTTTGATCTACTTCAGTTCGCCCCTACCCTTCTCCTTGTTGATCTTCATGTGCGCGACGTTGTAGCAGACAAGCTCGTTGTTGTCTTTATCTCTAGCAGTGTCAACAAACGCCATGCCAAACAACATACCGTTGGGATAGATCAGCGACATCATCTCGCCTTGAGTTCTGTACGGGTACACCCCGTAGACGGTATGAAGCTCAGACACCAAGCGGGTTAGAGGTTCAGACTCCTCCAGTCTTTTTGCGGCATGGGGCAGTATGAATTGGTGCATAGACATGATTAATTCTCCTTACAGTAAGGGTTTGTGAATGTGAACTGAGAACCCCCAGTTGCCTGAAGGTATGGGTTGCCCTGCTTCTAAGATTTTTGTAGCGAACGCTCCTTCTTCTCTGTAAATAGTATCCAAGGTATTAGACTTAGCATTGTCGAAAATTTCCTTTCTGTGCATATCGATTTTTTCAACCTTATTATGTCGCCACCCATACCCATATGTATTAGCAATATATCTTTCAGAGTGGCTTACGACTCTTCATGTACATATCTCGTTCTCGGTAAACTAAAACGACTCTCCTTCATGTCATTAAGAATATTTTCAGCACTTGCGGCCATGAAGAACCCCCTCGCGGCCTTCAACTCGTTGTCGTACTTTTCTCGTATTTGTTTCGGTAAGTTTCCTATCGAGATGTTTTACTTCAACGTGATAGCCGCAAGACTCGTGTAAGGTCAGATCGTTCAGCTTCACCCGCAAGCCCCCAAAGACTGGATGAGCGATCTTGCTGTCGCCCCAGTGCTTCCTCATCATAAGTACCACCCCACCCCTGCGTGAATCGCTAAACAAGCTAAACGATGGGAACAGACGGTTGAGCAAGGCTTGATCGCCTTGAAACGGTGGTATCGCAAACGTAAAGCTGTCGTCTGTATGCACGTAGCCAAGCACACGTTCATCGAGCTTGATAGTGACTGTGCCCTTGTTCTTGACGTAGTAACGGCGACGACCATAGCGACGATGGCCCAGCGGAAACTCTTTGCCACCTGAGCCAGCGTAGGGTTTGTTGACCACTGTTTCCAGGCGTGGAGGTTCGGTTTGATAAAAATATTTTCTGACTAGGCTTTCAAAAGATGGGTTCACAAAGTCCGCGTGGGACTTGCGAGGGACTACATCTGCATAGTTCCACGTTTTCTCCTGATTTAAGGCGACGATATTTCAGGCCGAACAACTTGTTCAGCCCAGGTAAAAGTGTCTTCAGTAATTGCTTTCTAGTAATCATTCGTCCATGAAAACTTTCTTGCCGACAGGTACGTTTAAGTCTTTGTTGGCTGTGATGACCCATAGCAGAGGAGCTTGGTGCGTCCACTTGATGTTGGGTTCGACATGACCATCGGTGAAGAGAATGACGCACTCGGCATTGATGTTCTCTTTAACTAGGTATTCACTGACGCATGAGACCCTAGTGCCACCCCCGCCCATCGGCTTGAGCATGTGCTGAAGTCCTGCATAGTTTCCCTGAAACACTTGTTCGCCATGTGCGTGTGTGTCCCACCAAATCACTCGGACTTTCTAACCGGCTCGACCGTTTCACAGATCGAGGACCAGTTCTGTGGCGAACTCTTCAGCTCCTCTTCTAGTACCTATCGACCCGCTCGTGTCGATGCCAACCACGATCTCACCTACAGTCTCACCCATCGCTACTGGGATGTAGATGTCGTTTGCGACCATGCGACGGTTGTATCTACGCCAAGAATATTCTTGGCTTACCTACACAGATAGAGCTGACGAACTCGCGTAAGACTTCCTTCCAGTCGATCTTGGGATCGAGCAAGTTGTCGATGTTGCGTGGTTTATCACCGCCCAAGATACCAGCAAGGATGCCACCTTGACGCAACGCACCATCGATCTTCTCGGCTAACTTCTTGATGTCATACTCGCTTGCCTTCTCAAAGTCATGCTCGTCCATCTCACCGTGCATACCTCTCAGCATCTCTTCGATGTCTGTCGGTTCGCGTCCGTTGTTGCCTTCGAGTTGGCCTTCATCATCAAGTGAATCGCTATCTTGGTCTGGCTGACCCGCCAGCACCCCCGCCTCCTTGCTTCTCGCTCGTCGTCGATCCTCTGCTGTTCTTCTTCAGATAGTCGTAGACCTGCACGACACTCCAGTCACGGAACATAGGATTCCACAGCCAGCCCTCTCCGATCTGGATGTCGGTGTGTTCCAACGTACGATGATGTCATTGACGACAAAGTCTGCGGCAAAATTGGCAAGCCTATCGTTCTCTTGAAGATATGTTGGTAGTGACTGATGTGACGCAGGAACTTGTGGCCCACCTCGTGCATGATCGTAGCGCGAAGCAGTGGCTCATCACATCTCTCAAGATACTCTCTCACCATAGACCACGTTGATACCGTCGGTGTAGGCAGTCTGCACTTGTCACTTACTTCAGACTTGCCCATGACGATAATGCCTGAGAACAACATAGTCTTCTCGTGTTCATCAAGAAGATGTGGTTGCGTTTAAGCCTCTCGGCTTGAGATTCTTTCATAGCTTTCTCCTGATAAGAGGGGGCCATGCCCCCGTGAAATGTAGCGAATTGCTAGCCAAGCAAGTGATGGTTAGCAATTGACCACTTGGTGACTGTCTCGTTGTAGCGAGCCAGTCGAGCCAGCTTTGAGCGAAGCAAGATCACAAACCACAGCGTCTGGATCTCGACTTGCTTGATGCGGTTAACAAACATCTGAAACTTGTTGAGCTTGTCTTGCGAGTCGATGTGATCAAGAGCTTGGAAGATCATCAGCAATAGTGGTGCTGTGTCGTTCTCGTCTGGCATCTCGACACCCATCGGATCTTTGATGATGTTGTCAAACTTCTCGACCTTACTCTCCATCTGTACGAACGCAGCCATGTCACGGCCACCCCGCTCGCCAATCGTGCCGCAGAGCAAACTGAGTGTCACCGACTCAGGCAACTTCGCCTTGATGATGGCATCGCATTTCTCTAGCGAACGCGGCGAAACAAAGCTAAGTTGTGGCTTGCTCGGCTGGAAGATGTACGGATTGTCCTGTTGATCTGGATCAAGGTACGACTTCAGCATCCGAGGGTAGACTGCTACCGGTAGCTTTCACGACAGGGTGAATGTCTTTGTCCTGCGCCCAGATCAGCCACTCCTGCATGGTAGGTTTCTGCATCTTGACGATGGTCAAGCGATTGGCCGTGTGAGCTGGCAGTACATCTCCGACACCATCACTGCTGTTGTTACTCGTTGCGAATATGTACGATCCCTTTGTCACCGGCTTGTCACCCACCGTTTTCTCCAAATACATTCTGGTATAGATGGGTTGCAAGAGCTTGGGAACCTTCAACGCCTCGTCGACCAAGATCACCTTGGGCCGTGGGTTGTTCAAGTTGAACAGGCTCGACACGTAGTACTCCATCGACTGCGTGCTGTGATTGGGAATCGCTGCGGCCAAGTCCATCATCTCTTTGTTGGGGCCGTCGATGTATGTAGTCGTACTTGTCATCTGCAAAGAAGTCACCCACCTTGCGCCACTGATCGCCAAACATCTCAGCGAGTCCACGCAGGATAGAAGTCTTGCCACAGCCCGGCTCGGACAGGACAAGTACAGTGTTGGTCTGGCCGATAGCGGCAATAGCTTCGGTGGTCTGAGCGATAGTCAGGGTGGGGTAAGTCGTAATAGTAGCCATAGTGTTTACCTGTGTGATTAATGTTTAATGGTTGAGTGAACTGCTGATTAAAACTTCATGCCAAACTTCGACAGGATGTCATCCATGCCATCTTTGACTGTAGCCTTCACAGCCTCGGAGTCACGGATGTCTTCGGCGGTATAGTTCGCAAGCACCTGTCGAGCCTGCTTGCGGATCGCCTCGATCTTCGGATCTTCAATGATGTTAAATGTCGCCAAGGTATCAATCAGCTCCTTGGCCCCTGTATCGTGGACTCGTACACCTTGGGCTTGCGTTTGCCCTCCTCTGGTTCTGAACAGGCATGAGCGATCCTCTCGATGTAGTCCAACAATTGTTCACACGATGCGGCCATGATCTCGTGGATCTGATCGTTCGCTTGTTGTGAGTAGTACTGATTCATATCCTCAATGATCTCTTCGAGCCACAGCACAACGGAAGTCTGCAACAGGCACAGGTGCAATAAACAACTTCATGCTGAAGCGATTCCGTACCTCCTGTTCAGACGGGTACAAAGTCTTGTCAAACATCGTGCCCTGACTGAACGCCATCTGTGCAACGATTGAGGGATAGTGTGCGACAAAGTCATCCACAAGATTGGCATGTTCAGTCTCAAGCTCACGGTACTCGGTCTTGGTCTTTTCAAGGCGAGCCATTGGCAACAGTCGCTGACTGCCAGCCCAGTCGTAGCTCAAACGCTTGAGCCAGTTGTAGACAGACTGACGATGCATGAGAATCTTTTTCGTGACGGGGATCACCAGCAAGCAGGTTCTGAATGAACTTGCCAGCCTCACGGTCAGCGTTCTTTGCTGACGTAATCTCATCAGAGACAGAGCGATCTTGTCTTGTCGCTGACCAGACTTTCACCTCCACGTTAATGAGTAATGAGGCAGTCGCCAACGAAATTAGATAATCGGGTTTCTTAAACATGATAATTTTTCCTGTGTGTAAATACTGTATTAAATGATATTAAGACCAATGAAGTAGAACTAAACAGACTGTAATAAAAAACATACCCCAACCAACTAGAACTTCACGCACTCGTTACCTCCTTTGCATCTATGAATTTTACTTCGATATCTCCGTGAGCAGTGTGAGAATTTGTAAGATACTCATCTATCATTTTATCCTCAGCAGAGTTCTTATCATATGCCTCTACTTCTACGTGCATTTGATATGTGACTATTACTACTCCTGTGTACTTTCTCATTCCCACGGCTCCCTCCTTGTGTACTCGTAGTGAGCGTTAAGCACCATTTGTATATCAAAGGCATTCCCACACTTGTCCATGCCGTTCTTTTCGGCATAGTCAAGAGCTTCCTTCTCGGTGTCGAAGAAGCCAAACACATGTGTCGGGCTATGCGGGAAGAAGTTCAGGATGACCCACTTCCCAGTTTCCTCGTTGTTTTCCATTTCATCCTCCAGTTAATTGCTAATCAAACTCAGCGCCGTCATAACATCCGGCGAAGAAGTGCGGGCCAGCGAACGCTCGCACGTAACCCACAGCCCATCTGCGGGTTGGTTTAGAACAGTCTCGTTGCCACTCCTTGTCAAGGCGTGACGTGGGCCACTCGTGCTTGGGTTTTTCTAACGCCCATGCCAGCATCTTTCGCACCGTGGTGCGTTTGTTCTTATAGAACGCTTTCTTGGTTCTCATTTCATCTCCTTGATGGTGCGGTCAGTGGCAAGTTCAGTCAGCTCGTCGCGCAGCTTGTACTCGTCGTCGTAGGTGAACCCCTCAAGCTGATGCCAATACACGCGGTACTCGTCAGCCCTGTCGTAGCAGTGCATGATGTTGTACTGGTCAAGCTCGCAACGCAGTGCGTAACAGACCCCTCGGTCGGCATCCACCATGTAGACAACCTCTGGGGTTATCTGCTTTGCGGCGATGCGTTGACCGTGCTTGGTGTAACTGCGCCCACTGTTGAATTTGATTGTGTTGGTTTCCATTTCACGTTCCAGTTAAATGTTATTTAAGAAGCTCGTCAGGCACGTCCACCTCATTGGTGAACTGATCGCACAACCTGCTTGCGACATAGCACTTCATCGCGGCAATCAAAGGGGTTGTGCCTTGGCCTTCTGATTCCATCATGCCGCCGAATCTCTTGTCTTCGTGCCGAATGTTGGCAACCCATGTGCCTTCTTCCACGCCCCATGTGCCGTCCCAGCGTATGAGTTCGATTCTCTCGCGTTCGATGATCGGGCCACCTTGTATCCACAAGGTTGAAGGCGACACCGGATACTCCCGCCCGTAATCGTCGTAAGCAAAAGGGAAAGGCAAGTTGGCGCATTTCGCCACTGCCCAGTCGAGGGCAGCACCTGTTAGTTTGTTTACCTTGATCTTCATTTCATCCTCCAGTTAAATGTTATTTAACAAGGCCGCCCTTGTTGTTGAGACCTGCAAGCAGGTCTTTGCTCGGTGATGAGCATGTAGTTGGATTTGTGCATGGGAGCAACGCACCAGAGCTTGCGTGCTTCGATGCTGTTGAGTTCGCGGCAGTCCCAGCAGAAACCGTTGTGGGTGTCGATGGGGTCGAGCAGATCGTGGCCGCAGTCGCGGCAGTGCATGTAACGGATCATAGTGTTTTACCTGATAAGAGGTTTGTGGGTGGATTCACGCGAACGTGAATCGCTAACTACGCGACAACAACTACTGCGGTACTACATTATTATTATACCACAATTATGTTCTAACACAAGGACTATAACTAACTTTTTTCAGCAGAGGATTGGAGGCAATTAGCGTTCTGCATGTTCCAGGGAAAAAGGGGGGTTGAGAACGTTGGAACGTTGACGTGCGAGTTTGTAAGTTATTGATTTAATTAAATAAAGAGTATATTTATAATATATATAGTAGTAGAGGGCCGCGTTCCAGCTTTTTAGGGTATAAGTCCCCTTTTGAGCAAAATTAGGGGCGGACGGGTTTTGCAATTGCCGAGGACGTTCCGATGCCTTACTTCAACGGCGATCCCCCTCATACCTCAAAAACCTGGAACGTTGGAACGTAACGCTGTAAGTCCTTGATTTTAAAAGGCGAACAACGTTCCACGTTATAAAATTCACGCGAACGTGAATCGCTATTTAGCGGAACGTAAAAAAGGGTGTTGACAAAATTTTATTTTGTATGTATGCTTCGCTACGAAGCATACATACAAAACCCCGAAAGGGGTTTTTTCACGTCCGCGTGAAACGCTATTTAGCGGGGTACATCAATTTAAAATGAAATCTGAGAAGTAGAACCACGCACACACAGCGCGCCCACAGAAAAATAACTGGCTTCAATGGGCACAAAAAAAGAGCAGCAAGGCCGAAGCCCTGCTGCTCTGGCGCTAACTCGCTGCCTTGAAAGCCGCGATTTTCCGCTTGATCAACTCGACATCCGCCGTCGAATCGTTACCCCTAGCGTCAGCGTTGCGGACTCGTAGTTAGTATGTCGTCTAGTGTTTGATCTAACCAGACGCCGAACACTTTCGCTTGCACTCGCTCTTTTTTGTAGCCTAGCTGAATGCGTCGAATTTCTTTCGCTTTCTTTATCAAGTCGCCGATACGGTTTGAAGCGTAAGCGTTGAAGTCAGTACGCAACTCTTGGACTAGTTGATACCAGACCTTATCGTTAGACTTAAGATCATTCATCGCGGCTTGCGTGATTGCGAAGACTCCATGAACGTCAAGCTTTCGCTTTTCGCCTTTGAAGTTATTGTAGTCGTCGTCGTCTTTCGTTTCGACTAGGTTACCGTCGGCGACTTTGAAGTAGCGCGTAGGTTTAACCGACTCATTGAAGTAGACCATGTAACCAGAGCGTAGCTCTTCGCGTTGCTCTTTGTTCATCTGGTCTTCCCGACTTGCGTCGAGATCGCCGAGCGTTGGAATGCGCGACATGGCGAATCGAGCAATGCTGAGGATGTTCGACTCAGTCTTGCCTTGTTGGTAGCCAACGTCGCGGAGGGATTGCAATTTAAAGTCTTGCTCGACTTTCATGGACTTAGCCATAGTGTTCCCCTTGGGATAATGTCGGAACCCGCCGACTCGGTACTTATACTTATACGCTTGCGCTATGACGTTGTCTAGGATCTCACGGTAGCGTGAACCCCTGATTAGCGACGCGCGCACACAGCACGCGCACGGACACATAACTGGGAGCAATACGTAATGGTTATGGATGCGTTCAGTTACGTATTGCTCGCCGGTTTTGTCATTTATTCGATATTGGATACATCCTCACCGTTAGTTCTGCGGGTGGTCCTCTTTTGTATTGAGGCCAAACCCCTGGCTGGAGCGCCGTTTTTCCCTCTTATTTAACTTGCATGAACAGCGCCCTTGCAAAGAAATCCCTGGTTAGTCCAGAGTTTGGAACATTTGAATCTGGGTAAGTTTGGTCTTCGTTCAGTTACGTATTGCTCGATCCCACCTCGCCGGTGCCGGCCCCGCCGGCACGTCGAGGCGGCGCTACCGGCGACGCGAGCTCGCGCTCGCCGACGGTGGCAGGCTCGTGCTGCGCGCGGATGGGACGATCGAGCACCGCGATGCCGAGGGCGCCGTCGCGCAGGCGTGGCCGCCCGACGATCCGGCTGGCCCGATCGCGCCATCCGGTTCGGCCTGCGTCCGCAGGCCCGGACCGTGCGGCCGGAAGGGTTCAGCGGAAGAACCCGGACCGGCCCGGCTGACCGGCCGCCGACGCGGCCGCCGACCAGCCGCCGATGGCGCCCTCTCCTCCGCGATCGGGATCTCGACCCGGACAACGAGTCGGACCACCCCGGCGGGCTGGAGAGGGCCAGCGAGCCGTCGAGAGCTTCCACGCGGTCGCGCAGGCCGGCGAGGCCGCCGGCGGTGACCATGGCGCCGCCGGCGCCATCGTCCCGGACCTCGACGACGAGGCGTCGCGCCCGGACCGGCCGTGGCCAGCCAGCCGGGTCCCGTTCCGAGGGGCCGGATACCGTCGGTCGCCAGCCGGCGCCGGCGCCGGGCCACATGGGCGCCCATGGGCCGGTGGACGCCCGCGCGCCGGCGGGGTCGCCGGGGCTCGCGGGGGCGGCCGAGCCAGTGAGTCGTCGCCGCGGCCGAGCCTGGGCTCGCGGGCCGCGGCCGAGCCCGGGTTTGGGGCGCGGCCGAGCCTGAGGTCGGCCCTCCGGCCCGCCGAAGTCTGGCCCTGCCGCGCTCCCGCCCGGGACCACCCCTCGCCCGCCCGCGTCCGTGCGCAGCGTGACCGCCGCATGCGACGCGCCGTGCTTGGCCACGTTCGCGAGCGACTCGGCCACGACGAAGTAGGCGGCGCGTTCGCCAGACGCGGGCAGGCGCTCGCCGTCCGCCAGCCTGCTGTCCACCGTCGTCGGGACGGGCGGGTTCCCGCCGCCCCGCCCCGAGCACCGACGAGCCGCGGTCGAGCAGGATCGATGGTGCCGTCCCCCGCACGAGGTCGCGCAGCTCCGCGAGCGCGAGGCGCGCCTGCTCCGGGGCGTCGGCGACCAGCTGGCGGGCGGAGTCCGGTAAGATCCCGGTCGATCCTCCGCCAGCCCCCAGGTCGATCGACGGCGTGACCAGCCGCTGCTGGGCACCATCGTGGAGGTCGCGCTCGATCCGCCGGAGCTCGCTCGCCTCGAGCTCCAGGGCGACAGGCTCCCGCGGAGACGCTCGACGTCCTGCCGCAGTGCGACGGTCGGGTCCACGCAGGAGCAGCCGGGAGCGACCACCCGGCACGGTGCAGGAGCATGAGCCCGCGCCCCGTGGACGCGGCGACGGGATCAGGAGCAGCCCCAGGAGGAACGCGGGGAAGCGACGGCGGCGAAGGCCAGCCGGACACGTCCCCGACCAGGCCCCGGAGCGCGGTCACCGCGTGGACAGCCGCTCGAACGCCCCGCCCACGGACATCCCCGCGACGACCAGCGGCATCGCAAGCAGCGTGAGCGAGGCGGCCCAGAGGAAGAGCGCCACGAACAGCTCGATGATCGCCAGCGGGAACAGGACGAGGACGTAGACCACGTCGCGCCAGCGGTTCGCGTCGAGGAAATACCGTTGTCTGGCCCACGCGCGGACCCGGCCGTCCAGGGTCTTCGAGGGGGACCGTCGTACGGCCGATAGAGGTGCGCGACGAGCGGCCGGCGGTCGACGAACGCCATCCGCCACCGCTCCTCCCGGGCGATGAGGCGGGACACCTCGATGCCCAGGGCCACGATCGGGATGCCGACGAGCCAGATGAGGAGAGAGCCGCCGGTCGAGAAGAGGTGGAGAGGAGGCTCATCGCGACGACGGCGATCGCGAAGCCCAGCAGGATGGGCGAAGAAGGCACGCCAGCTGGCGGCGTCGATCGGCGAGCGGAGGAACGCGCGGGCCAGTGCACCAGGCGGGTGCGGGTGAGGGCCGGTGGCGCCGATGCGGCCGTGGGCAGCCATCCCGCGGCGGCAGGGGCGGCGCGGCAAGGCCGCGGGCCATCCGCTCAGCAGGCGCCCGGCCGCCGGGGCGTGAGTCGCGGGCGCCCCGGGGGCCGCCAGCCGTGACTCGGCGGCCCTCCAGGGTGGCGGCGTTCCGGTTCTCCGCAGCGCCTCGTCGGATTGACCCTACCACCCGCGCCGGGCGCCGGGTCGGGCCCGGCGGCGGCGCGCATCATCGTTCGAGTCCACGTGACGTCACGCGGCCGACGACCGCGATGGACGGAGTCGCGGGCCACGCCGGGTCGGCGGGAGCTGCGGCCTCGCCGGCGCCGCGGCCGGCCATCCCGGTACGCAACCGCATCGCCTCGGTGGTGAACATCGCCAACTGCCGACAAGGAAACCGGTGCGCCGGGGCGAGCGCCCCCGGACCGCCCTGCTGCAGGTGCCACCGACAGGGAGGCGAGGACGGCTCGTGGTATCCGGCGGCCCCGCCGGGTGCCGGCGGGGTCGTCCAGTTGCGCCGGCCGTCGCCGACCCACCAGGAGCACGCGCCAGAGCGCCAGGAGGACCGCACCGAACCCGAACAGCGTGGCGATCATCGTCACGAGGATCATCCGGCGACCGCGACGACCACCGCCGACCACGGCCGCGAGGTACGGGCGCTCGGGCTCCGTACCACGGCCGCGCGTCGCGGCCCAGGATCCAGTCGCCGACCCAGACGGCCGCGACGATCCACCCCGAGGAAGGCCAGGACGGGCACCACGACGAAGAGCAGCAGCAGGCCGAGCGGCGCGCCGATAACGGCCATGAGCAGCCAGGACGACGCCGGCAGGAAGGACGCTACCGCGATGCCGGCGATGAGCGCGGCAGGGCTCGCGGCTGATGAGGGACTCGACGGAGCAGGACCTGGCCAGCAGGCCGATGGCCCCGAGGAAGAGCGCGAGCACGACGACCAGCAGCGCGGCGCCGGCATGAAGAGGATGAAGAGCGGGATCAGCGCGATCGACAGCGCGGCGAGCTCGCCGCGCATCGCCAACGGTGCACGACGGTGGCGCCCGGCGCCACGGCGATGGTGCCGTTGAGCGTGCTGGCATTGCCGCCTGTGACGGTCGTGGCGGCGTCGAGCGTCGCCGTGCCGTCGATCACAACGACCCGATGGTCGCGCCGTTCGCCAAGCGGCGGTGCCGTCCACGAGGACGACGTGGCGGACGTCGCCGGCGATGCTGGCGGTGCCGTTGGCGACAGAGGATCGGCGAGTAGAGCGACTGGTACAGCCGGGACGGTGACCAGGGCCTTCAAGCGGGTGGCGCCCGCGTCCGAGGCGGCTTGGCGGCGAGGGGCCCGCGGAGACGCCGACGGTCGAGGAAGGACGGAGGCGACGAGCGAGTCGGCGTCTCACCGGAGTCCCCTTTCGATCGCGGCCCCTGGCCGCGTGCTTGCACGTCGGATAGGCGGCAGGGCAGCCTCCGCCCCGGACAAGAAGTCCGATGGCGCCGAGGATGACGCTACCGACGCGACCCTCGCGCGCCCAGCCGGCACCCGGCATCCTGGGTCCGGGTTTCCCCACCCCGTGCGGGTGGCGTATGGCGGGCGCCGACCCGCAGAGCAATACGTAATGGTTTGCGGGTGTTCTTCGTTCAGTTACGTATTGCTGCAAATTCGGAAGCAGGCATTTCTGAATTGAAGAAAGCTGGCTTCCCTGTCGTCAATTTTGCCAATGGAACGTCCTCAATTGCCATCTGAATTCTTCCGCTGGGAAATCGCCGAGGTCTTGACAGGTGCCGGTGCTGGTAAAATGCCTTCGACAGCCCGATGTGCAGGATAGCAAATTGCGCACCGTCGCAAGTCCGAAGGGGTATCATTGCCACGGGCAAGCTGGCTGAGACTGATTTGGTTGACGTGAAAGATGCCAAGAAAGCCATTGAAGAATCTTCACGAAGGTAATCGTAACTGTTTTTTAAACGCTTACGATCGATTTTTGCGTATTACTAACAAGACAAAGTGAAACGAGGAGGTTCTGGTCAGTGCCATTCAAGGATAAGACCGATACGAGTACAAAGTAAAAAGTACCAGAAATGGATAAGAAAAATGGGTATTACTTGCTTGGCCCTTACCGGGGATTAAACTAAGCAGACTGTGCGTTTCGTACTCAAGACGACCAGTTTGTAGGGATAAGACGATCTCGATGGAACTTTAGCTGACATCTGCTAAGCCGAAAGCATTTAGTGACTGAAATGAGCAGCAAAATCTCGTATATTTTTCCTGTTCTATTAGCAGAATAGCTGGTGAGAGGTAAAGTGGAAAACCTGTCGGAATCTCGGCTCTACCAACCGCGCCAAGAAATTAATGAATGTTATTTAAAAAGTAGCAGCAATACAATTCACATAAGATTCCATCGGGACCTAGAATTTTTTTTGTTACACTAACATGATTACAACTTTCAATTATATTCCCGACTTTCATAACAAACGTTTTATCAAATGTTAATTCATTTGTTATAAAAATCTATCAACTGTCAGGCTTTAAGATTTTCCTCAAGAGTCAAGTTTTATTGTTTAAAATCAAATTAGACTGGATTTTAAATACTGGATGCGTTGCTTATGGATGCATTATTATAATGAGACAGATACTTCAGCGAGCAATACGTAACGGTTTTTTACTTCGTTCGCGTACATATTGCTCCTGTCGGCGTTGGTCACCCCCAGACGATCGGCTGCCGTTGACGCTCCTGAAATTCTGCAGCATCCAACGTAGCGATTGTAGTACAAAATGTCTTCTACGTCAATGCCGGCGATTCTCACTGTGAGGCGACTGAACAGGCAGGCCGCGTGCTCACCGCTTAGGAGCAGATTCTTCCCGCCTGTCGTGTTCGTGTTCGTTATATCGAAGCACAGCCGTACGCTGTTCAGGTCCAAATACGACTTGGACCCATCCGAGATCAAGAACCGCAACACGCGCTGACCACTCGCGACCGAGTAGACGTTGCTGCCGCTCGGATAGAAGGTCTTCGATACGTAATGGCTTTTTGTGGATATACCTTTCCGTTCAGTTACGCATATTATTCCAATTCCTCTCTGAGGACTTAATCCAGATAAGGCACAATCCCAACCTGCACTGCGGTTGTGCGGGTGTGCATGCAGCTGAGCGCCTGGGCGTGGACACGCGTGACTGTGAGGCGCACTGCCTGTGCCGCCCAGCACGCCTGCTCACTGCTCTGTGTGCTGCGGCGAGTGCGGCCCCTGCTGTTGCGCATGAACCCTGGCTGCTGCAGCCACATGGCCCCCTTGTGCATTGGCCCGGCCATTGTGGCGTGCGGACAGGCACAGCGTGGTAATGTTTTTGGCAGGTGCTCGTTCAGTTCGTTCGCTGCTACTGCTTTCTTTTGTAGGCGTTTCGCTGGCGGTAGCCGTTTTTCCTATGAGGGCATAATACTCGGCCTGATTAGCAACCAGACCCGTAAGTCTGTTATCGTATTTGTTCTGCTTCTGTTCTATATCTTTCAGTTTGTCGGGTGAATTTCGCTTCCTCACCGTCTGCGACACTCTTTCGAACTTCAAGGGCTTTCCTATCATCATCGCCTTTAGCTTTTGCCAAATTGGCGTTTATATCTGCTACGACGTCTTTCTGCTGTATATACTCTTATGAGAGCGTAGGTGTTCTTGTTCGAGACGTTTTATTTCAGTTGCTAGTTTTGATTTTAGGTCTTGTACTGCCAAATCTTTAAGTTCTGGTTTGTATTGACTCAATCAATGATTCCATTACTTTTTCAGCCCTGACGAACAATTCAGGAGGTTTGGGTTTTGTTTAGTTCAATATATTTTTTAAATTCTTTCTGTAGCGCACCTTGTTTGTCGAGCGTCTTTTTAAGTATTCATCCTGAAGGTCGAGTGTTATGACTTTTTATTCTTCCATTTTCTTGTCTATATGAACTCGTTAATAACAGTAGTTATCACTAGCCGTTTCCTCGAGAGAAAACGCTCTTGGGTCATCTGCTTCCGCTCTAGTCGTTGCTGCCTTGGCTCTTGCTTTACTCTTTGGACTTACCTCTCTCTCTTCGATACCCTCGATTTGTTCTGCGCTCCGTTTTGGTGCTGGTGTAGACGGCTGTGTCTGCTATAGGTAGAATCGGTTTCGGGGCGAAACGTATGAGTGCGCACGTGTCCTCTGTCGTAGTAGTGTTCGCGGGTCAATGACAGGAATGTTCAATGTAAGGCTTGGAACTCGGGAACGAGCTACCGTTTGCCCCTTTGTAGATTGACTTAAGTTCCTAATCATAATTTCAACGTCTTTCCTCAATTGATTTACAAATTCATCATTAATTAGACCGACAAAGCTACCATAAACTTCAGGTGCTTGTTGCTTAACCATATTGTCAGTATGTGAATTTATCTATATGTTCTTGGATTAATTCTTTTACACGGCTGTTGGATTTACTTAACACCGTCTTATAATGCTCTTTGAGTTCCTCTAATGTTTTCTGGCTGTATTGTTCTATTAAATTCTTAAATAATTCTTCAGCCAGTTGTTTAGCAAGAGGCATCGGGTCATCTTTCATTTCTACTTCAGGGTCGCTCGTGGATATGTCAAAAATCTGAGGTTGTCTTCTAGTTGAAGGATATCCGACTGTTCCAAATGTTCGTTGTCCTTGTTGCATAGCTTCTCGAGCTTCAGGGCTTAACACGTACGAGAGCTACAGGTCGTCCGCCTTGCGGGGCACTTGCTGCAGGTGCAGCTGCAGCGTGCAGCAGCGATGCGGCCGCTGAATCACGCCACTCGCGATATGCTTTTTGTATTCGTGCGGCTGTAGCACCTTCTCGCATAAGTCTGGCTTGAATTCCACGCCAAGCTGTGTCATCAATGGGTTCTGCAGGTTCTGCTGCTGCAGTTGCCGATGATGATGACGCTGCAGCGGTGCGAGGCACAAGTCTCGTAGACCCACTGAATATCCAGCAGCCGCTGCCGCAGGCTGCTGCTGCAGCGGCTGCACGAGCTAGGTCTCGCTGCAGCAGGTGCCGCCGCAGCTGCTGCCGCAGGTGCAGCCGCAGGTGCAGCCGCAGGTGGTGCCGCAGGAGGCGGTGCAGGAGGCGCAGGTGGCGCAGGTGGTGGCTTGGTATCTAATCCGTGAGTTCGAATGAGATAGCCTATGGCGGGGTTTTCAGTTATTATGTCCATTAATTGATTTTCAACGTCTCTCTCTGTAATAGCAAATAAATTATTATTTCTGAACTGGTCATCAATTAAATCATATAGTGCTTCAGACCTTAATGTTTTCATAAAAAATCTCTTATACATATCAGCATCATCCACATCCATGAATTTTTCAGTAAGTTCCTCAAACTTATCCAACATTTTGTCAAACAGCTTTTTCAACGACTCAATTTTATTAAATATTTCGATTCGTGTTTGTGATGTATTTGCCATATTGAGATACACTTGTATAATACGATTGTAATCAATCATATCGGAAATATAATTGGTTAGCTTATCTACACCACTTGCAAACTCTGATTTACCCATATCAGGTGTTGATGTGTTCAATACGTTATCGAAAATATTCAACTTTTCAGTTAGTTTTATCTTAAATAAATTTATATATTCTCCAACGTTTTGAATATCTAACATATTCAGTTGCTCTCTTCGAACTGGGTCTAAAGCAGGTTCATATCTTCGAACACCACGACGAACACTGTCAGCGATTATCGAAGATATATTTTTATCTCTGTCGAGGTATTCTTGAACCTGTCTATCTCTTAAGCTTTGTCTAGACATCTTTTAATATATATTATTATTTTAGAAAATATTATTTATTTTTATCTTTTGGTTTTTTCTTATCAGCTAATGGAACGGTTTTGCCTTTCTTTTGATTTTCTTGTATTGGTTTAGGCGGTGGTTCGTTTAATTGCTTACATTTATCTGCTATAATGTCTAAAATCTTAATAGGCATATATATTATTTAAGATTTTAATTTATTTATCCATTAACGCTAACAGTTTTTTATTACTTCGAGGCATATCTTCTAAAGCTAACATATTCTTATTTCTTCTAGGCTTAATAACTGTTTCAGTGCCTTCACTATATTTCAAAGATTTAACATTACCTGTCTTTCGTGTTTCTGGAACTATAGCAGGTCGTATATTTGCCTTGACAGATGCATCTGTAAGGGGAAGTCTAGCAGCTCCACCTGTTTTTACTTTTGTTTTCTTTTGATATAGATTATTATTTTTAATATGTACCATAGCATCTTTTAAACTTAATCCGTGTTCTTTTCTAATTTTAGATACTAATGTATTCCACTCGTTTGGTTTCTGTTTTCCCAAGCCTACAAGAGGTAAAACATACGGTGCTGCGTGGGCCGCTATCTTTGCTCCTGACTTGATAACACATCACCCGTAACTCTCATTATGTCGTTGAAGTCTCCACCTTGTAGAATTTTCTTAACTCGAACCCTTTTAGGTTTTGGTTTTCCCGAACCAATGATACCACTGGCTTGTAGCTCACCTTCTGTTATAGGTTGTGTATTCTGCATTCGCATCTATTAATTTCTTAGCTCTTGTTTTCCGATACTTAACAATCGAAGAACCATCTCCCGACGGCTTTGCTTTCAATTCCTAAATCATAGTTTGTATGGGCTAAGTTTCCACTGATCCACCTTCTAACTCTGGATGAACTACACTGATAAAGTCCTGTTGTGATTTTGGTTCGGCACTTGTTATGATTATTAGCAACATAATTATCGTGGGCAATCTTTCGATTAGCTATAGCAAGTAATTTAGATTTAATGTTCTCCTGTTATAAGGCGTTATCAAATACCACAATAATTATTATATAATGGAATTATATTCATTATGTATTATAGTAATATTATTTTATTGTAATGTATTAAACGCATTATATAGTTATATTTTTATTAAATGGTATTTCAATATTACTAACACTACTTGATTTAACACAATTAAATATATTAATTATTTTTGGGTTGGAACATCAACGTTAGTTTTATTACAACATTTTAACTTACAATAGCATTTTATTTTAGAATGTGTTTCCTGAAAAAGGAATGTATCAAACTTATTAGATATTCGAACATATATTATAAGTTTGATAATATTAAATATATTTTGATACAAATTGATGCCACTAGTTGGTCTGGTGTTAAACCATACAATCTAGTGTAGTTTTTCATATAATCTTGATAATCTTTTAAATTAAAACCTTCATTTTTAAATTTATAACATCTATGACATACATGGTCTCCGCACGTATTTACACCTTCTTTCATTTCTTGATATTTAACTTTATTATAAATATAATTTCTACCTTGTAGAAGATTTGATAAATAATATGTATTTTCTTTTAATTTTATCCTTTGACTTGGTGATAACCACTTGCTTAAATCTGTGCTTGGGTGCGTTTCCATACGAGCTCAACCATTCAAATTGTGAAGGGTTTTCTAATTAGTACATGTCACAGTGGCCGCTGATTGGTGCTCTAACACATAAAATAACAACGAAATCATAAGGGCGTGGCAGTAGCTCCTCGACACTATTTATACTTTGCTAACCGCGGATAAGTTAGTATCGTACAGTCGCCAAGAATGGTTTTAATATCAGTTTCCGAGAGGGGCTTTCTCATTACTTGTTTAATTCTATTCATATATATTTTAGATTATATTACTTTTTTAATATAATCCATCACTGTAATTTTCCATGACTTACCCGCACCCGTGACGCCATAACCTAATGCCTCAGCCGCACGAACAGCAGTATTTCGCAATTGGGTGATCCACATGGGCTTTTAGGAACTCCTTCACTGGACTGATTTTAGAACCGATCCAGTGGGCTGCATTGCGTAACCCAGATAGGAACGACCCCCGAACTAGTTTCCTAGCGTGGCTATGAGTTATAAAATCCGGTTCTGCTGCCGTTTTGCACCACATTCTCCTTAACGAGCATACCAATATACGAGCTTGAGCTGCCTCGCTCACAGAGGAGCACACCCGAAGAAATCGTAAGAACCACCAGTTCATAATCAGATGAATTCCACGTATCTTTGTGTTGATTTTGAACATCTGCAACAATCTGTAAATTATCACTGTCCGATAGACCCTGGGCATCATATTCGGACGGCAGAGGGATAAACCGAGCAAAGTCAAGCACAACAATAGAGCCCGTTAAGGGTATCAACCGTATACCTAGACTGGCATCTAAAGAACCCTGACCGCCGTAAGGATTGCAAGGCCAGTGCGTTATACGCCGTTCTAGGATTGTATGCAAGTTCTGAAATTTCCTTGACCTATTCGTGGCTACCAACAAATTCCTATAAGTCAGATTTGCTAACCCTGACTGGACACTTGCGTCGTAAAGTTGCTCTTGTGTATATGTGCTCAAAATTCCTGCTTGATTATTGAAATTAATTCTCAAACTCTTGATTACTAAATATGCGTCTGGGTCAGAGCAGGTTAATGTTGTTTGAATTCTTCTTGCACACACAATTAATTTATCTGGGATGCATGACAGTTGGATATTGCTACTGATTATTGTTCTTTGTTCAAACGATGGTAATTTTCCAGCATCTGGACCCCAGTGGTGTTCACAATACCGTACAATCTTTTATCAGTTGTGTGCGCTGGAACAGCTTGTAAATTAGTAGTTCTGAAGAGTTGGAAGTCGTGGAAATTTACCACTGATCGAGGGTCTTGTAATTGTGAACCCTTGGGTGTATAGAATTTGACAATAAGTTTAGCATCTTCCACATTTACGAGGGTTGCGGACTTGTTGTAATATGTTGGTGTGTCTGTGCTATCACTAGACGGGAATTTACAACACCGCCATGCACGATTCGCATTCAATGCAAAATTCGCTGTTATATTCAGAGAGTTAAGCCCATACATCCCAGGGTGGTGTCCTTCGGAATCACAACCTGCTAGAAAAGGCGGAACGAAAATCGGCTCAACGACTGTAAATTTGACATACACCTCTGTATCGCCTATCGCAGGAACTCGGTTCACACCTCCAGCCTATGGCATAAATCTGGTCAATCTTAAAGCTTCCTCTTGGTCGATGGTAATGACTAGAACCTGCGGTTCGGAATTGGTCATAACCTAAAGTATTATGAGGAAAGGATATATACGCTTGTGGTGTCCTCCCAGTTCATCATAATCAACAGCACTCGCCGCAGCAGCGCTAGGTTGCATTACTTTCAAAGCTTCAAACGCTGGTCCCGCCGCAATTGTATATTTTAAGTTTTTGGACAGCATCGGTGTAATCAGACAGTTGGTCTAGTGTGGTTGGGGTGAGACTGTCATATTTTGCAAGTGTCTCTGGGTCGTATAAACGAAGTAGTATAGGCAGAATTTCCGCCACTTGCATACTAATCGTGTTGTTATTGATTGCGATTTGCATGTTGTTGATAAGTGAGTTTAAAGGGAACGAACTCAACGAGTCAGTAACTCCATAATTGACGAGATACTCTGGGCCGTTTTTTGTTCCTGTTATTTTTAAAGTCATAGTCGCCTGCATCATAACGTGGCGATCGAGGATCGTTTCAAGCGAAGGAACTACGACATTAAAAACCATAGCATTCGGAGTTGCTGATATTGCTTTAAACTCTTGCGATGTAACTGATTGTGCTCCTATTAAAACATTGTATTCTACTTTATTTTCTGTTGCGATGACGTCATCCATTACCTTTTTCTTATCATACTATCGCTCATCAGATATATAATTAGATTAGAAAAAATATTTTTGAAAAAAAATCAAAAATAATTATTTTCAATTTTTTAAGATTAATTCATATTGAACGATACTGCTCTGAAAAGGAGCTTCATATTACGAGAGCAGCCGCTTGGTAAATATACTGGATATGTTATTCCTGTTTTCGATTTCCGAAAACAACTCAAATCGATTTTATTCAAATTATTAGTTTCCTTCATACTTAAGAGACGGTATTCCGCTTGAGGAGCATATATGATTTCACCGTTGTACGAATTCTGTGCACTAACGGGTATAGAATAATCAACGATTATATTAGATATATCACCAGAAACACTACCTGTTGATATATTTGTATCCCCTATAATTTTAGAGGCGGACTTGTCAATGTAGGAACAATGGGTAGAGAGTTGTTGTAAAAAATATGTTTCTTATAGGATTTAATAGAGGTAATGGCGAGAATTCAGTCTGTAAAATGATATACCTCTCGGCTGTTCCGCTACTAGAATGAATAATACTAACATTTGAATCAGATTTATTAAATAGATTTAATATATAAGTTGTATCGGGAAACGGTAGCTCCTAATAGCAGAAAACGTTCTAGTCTAGCACTAAACGGAAGTATATTATATAGTCTTGAATTAAAAGCAATCTTCATATCATAGTTTCCCGAACTACCAATAGCATCCATTGAATTATCAGAGTGTATGGTAAATAATCCGCTTGATATATCGTATGTTATAAATGGTTTCTCAAAGGATACTGGTTTTCCTGCATCTTAGGAATTTCTGAATAATATCAAGGGTTAATACTTTAAAAGCATCATTTACCATATCAACCCAGTCGTTTATATTATAAATGAAATAGTATGTTGAACTGGTATCCACTCTTGTTAAAGGCGGTGCTGGTTCGGGCTGTGTAAAATCTAAACATTTATAATCTATATATTTACTAGCACCAAATGTGTCTGACGTAATAGTCCCGCTACCATCTCGTGTATATTTAGTTAATGACATACTTATAGCATAAACAGTTTTATCTACATCATCCTGCCCAGTTAAAATATCTGGAATAAATACTGGTAGACTATTAGATGTCTGCAAAGTAAATCTGACAACGCTACAAAAATAATCCTGACTGTTTTTTAAAAAGGGCATATTCCTTGTTTCAGTTAAATACTAAAGGTTGTGCATTCGTGGTTGAATTATTAACAACATCAAGATTCAAATAAATATGAACTGGTTCCATAAGATATAATTTATATTAGAAAATAATAATATTTATAAAAATAGCGAAAATATATTTTAGCGAATCCCAAGAATCCGCCAGCGGACTCAACTTGTATAACCCCCGCCCGCCAGTTTATATACCCGCCAGTTTTATACCTCGCTAACATTTAATATTGATAGATTATTTTCTTAAATATATTAATATTATTTATGAGTTTAATAGATAAAATTAACAGTGTTCAAGCAATAGCATTAGCAGGATTACAACAAGCAACCAGTAATGTTTCAATGATACAAAACATTCGTATCACAACAGGACAAATTTTAAATTTTGATACTCAAGTTAGAGCCCAAGGGTTAAGCATCAGTCTGCCAATACCTAACTTAAGCACCCCATTTATTTCTCCGTATTATCTACACCTTTGATGGGGTAGAAAAAAGCTACCCCTTGACAGGTAGTGAATCAATATCAATATCAAAGATGTCAGACCAATCCATTAGATTTAATCTCCGTAATCAATATGTATTGTCTTCTACTTTTTCTGATTTTCAAAATATTACATTACCAAATATAATAACAACGAATGAAAATCAAAACACTTTATTAAGTAATCTTGGTAATACTATTTTATCCTTTTTACAGACACACGAATTTAATACAACAATAGCTAATCATCTTTTAGTCTCTGATTTTAATAATTATTCTTCTAATGTATCATTAACATTAAATAGTATTATTTCTGTAAATAATAATCAAAATAATTCTATAAGTTCGATTCACAAACACTATAGGTAGTCTGCTTCCAACTGCTTCGTTTAACAACACGATAAATAATTACCTAACTATACCAGTTTTAACACTTATAATCAGTTTGTGTATCAAGTTTTCTAACAAATATATATAATCTTGATATTACACAAAACTCACGGTTAGACAATATTGAAAGCACATTACCAAGTTATTTACAAACTAATACTTTTAATAATTATACGGGTCGATTAATTCAACCCTTGGAACTATTATTAGTAATATAGATAATATAATTAATACGATACCAAGCTATGTGCAAACTAATACTTTTGATAATTATAAAATAACATTAAATTCAACTTTATCAAGTATTATATACAAAGAATGGAACTCAAGACCAACAAATTACGAATATTACAAATGTTTTACCATTGTTGTTATCCATCGATGCAGTTTTAACATACATATAGACAGATCTAAATTCAACTTTTGGAACTGTGTTTAATACAAACAATACTCAAGATACTTCAATTAATAATATATTGAATCAACACTTACCATCGTATTTACAAACAGCTACAGCATCTGCTACTTATCAACCAGTCAGGAGATTATGCTATTAAATAATACATTAAATAATTATACTTCTAATATATCATTAACGTTAAACAGTATTATAAATATATAATTATAATCAAGATACTTCAATTAATAATATATTATCAACTTTACCGAGTTATTTACAAACAGCTACAGCATCTGCTACTTATCAACCAGTAGGAGATTATGCTATTAAATAATACATTATATAATTATACTTCAAATGTATCATTAACTTTAAACAGTATTATAAATATTAATTAATACTCAAGATACATCAATTAATAATATATTATCAACTTTACCGAGTTATTTACAAACAGCTACAGCATCTGCTACTTATCAACCAGTAGGAGATTATGCTATTAAATAATACATTAAATAATTATACTTCTAATGTATCATTAACTTTAAACAGTATTATAAATAATAAATACATACTCAAGATACATCAATTAATAATATATTGATCATACATTACCATCGTTATTTACAAACAGCTACAGCATCTGCTACTTATCAACCAGTAGGAGATTATGCATTTAAATAATACATTATATAGTTATACTTCAAATGTATCATTAACATTAAACAGTATTATAAATATTAATTCATACTCAAGATACTTCAATTAATAATATATTATCAACTTTACCTAGTTATTTACAAACAGCTACAGCATCTGCGACTTATCAACCATGGGAGTTATGCATTAACATACATTCAAATGATACATCTGATATATCATCAACGTTGAGCAGTATCATCGAATCAATACAAACAATCAGCGTCATTTACAGAGTACCTTGGATCATGCATCTCAATGCAGCAATGCTATCTACAATTTATCAGTTGAGCGTGTAACTACAATCAACTTATAACGTCTGACATCTCAAGTCTGTTGGCACGGATAACATATGGAACAATCATCAATACATCAGCGTGATCAATCTAGTGACGCAAACTTTGCATATAATTGTCTGGACAGTAGCTGTCAACATGAACATCTTCAGTTGCATGTCAAACGTATGGAGCATTCATAACTACTCAGGTATCAGGATTGATGATTCAGCTTCAGTGTTGGTGAAACAGTTCTAATAGCAATATCGTTAGCAACAGTTCATTACAGGTATTAAGACATCAATACAGTTTATGGTAGCTTTGGTTAACATACTTCAATATCAATAATATCTAAATTTTATATATAATGATAGAGAATTAAAGGGATAAACCCGTTTAATTATCTAATATTGATAATTATTTTCTTAATTATATTAATAAAATAATCATAAATGAGTTTATTAGATAAAATTAATTCCGTTCAAGGTATAGCCTTATCCGCTCTTCAAGCCACCGCAAACATAAACACCTATTTGAGTACCATTGTTGTTCCAGATATAGGAGGCATTCCCGCTGCAAGTTTCAATAATACTTGGTCATCTCTTGTTAATAATACAATACCAACTTTATTACCTATTGCAAGATTCAATAATACTATCAAATAGTTATTTATTAAAAATGATGCTACTGTTAGTTATGTGAGTAATATAAATTTTACATCATTTACAACGAATATCAATACAACTTTGAATAGTATTTTAAATAATAATATTACAATGAATAGCGATATTAATGGTATAAAATCAACTTTACCAACTTTGTTATCAATAAATAATTTTAATACAACTATCGCTCATTACTTTAGAAATACATCGATTAGTAGTTATTTATTAACTATTCATTTTAATAATACAATTAGTAATTATTTATTAACTACTAATTTTACTAATACTATCGGTAATTATTTATTAACTACTAATTTTAATAATACTATTGGTAATTATTTATTAACTAATAATTTTAATACTACTATTGGTAATTATTTATTAACTAACTAATTTTAATAATACTATTGGTAATTATTTACTAACTAATAATTTTAATAATCAACTATTAGTAATTATTTATTAACTAACCATTTTAATACTACTATTGGTAATTATTTATTAACTAATAATTTTAATTAATACTGTTGGTAGTTATTTATTAACAACTAATTTTAACAATACGAGGACGAGTTTAGTTGATAGGAGTTCTAATCAGAATGTTTACGGTGAGAAAATATTTGAAAACAGAATGACTATACGTGGAGGTTCGAATAGTCTCAATATAAAGCCTCCCGACGGTGGGTTCGGTGAATCTTCTATTTCGTTTGGACGCTATGCTGACGGTGCTGAACCCGCCTTTGGGGATACGTGGTTGATAGGACAGACTATTATGCGGGTGGAGCCACTGGTTTCCCAGTTGAACCTTGGTATAATAGGTCATTTGCGATAGTAGCCCGAGGCGTAATGAATGGAACACTGACGCAAATTTCATATTTGATGATATCTCCGAACGGTCATGTTATTGTTCATCCCACTGGTTCAATTTCATCTCCGAGTATAAATACTACATCCTTAAACATCAATGGAACAAATATAAGTGTTCTGTATCAAAGCAAAGCAGATATGGCTAACTACATAACGAGTGGGACTTTGACTAACTATGTCAATATAACAAGTAATCAAACTTTGACTGGTAAAAAGACATTCACAGGAGGTATCAATACTAAATCACAGACTGTATCTGGTACTACGGATTTAAACGATGATATACTTTTTGGAGTTGTTAAGGTTGTAGGAAGTGGCAATATCCGCTTACCATCGCCTGTTGATAACGCAGGTGGAAGAATATCGTTTTATTTTGAGACTGACTGTACATTACATTACGCCGTCTGGAGTATTCTCGGGAACCATTGCTACAGGCGGTTCATCGTTACCTATTACTGTTGCATCATTTGGAAGGCATCTGAGAAGCTTACTCCGATGGAACGAACTGGATTATTATGCGTAGTCTCAGGCGATACAGCATCTATTACAGCTACAAGCCTAGGATTAGGGAATGTTGCAAACACTGCCCCAGCGATTTGCCTATATCTAATGCCGTTTCGTCTGCTATGACTTTGAAAGCTAATCTATCTGGAGCTAACTTTACTGGAACTATTACAGGCACAACGATACACGCCATCAACATCGTTATTAGTAGGTGGAACGAATTTGAATGATATTTATTTAAGAACGAGTAATTTTAATTCAACTGTTAGTAGTTATTTATTAACATAATCATTTTAATTCAACTGTTAGTAGTTATTTATTAACAAATCATTTTAATTCAACTGTTAGTAGTTATTTATTAACTAATCATTTTAATTCAACTGTTAGTAGTTATTTATTAACAAATCATTTTAATTCAACTGTTAGTAGTTATTTATTAACAAATCATTTTAATTCAACTGTTAGTAGTTATTTATTAACTAATCATTTTAATTCAACTGTTAGTAGTTATTTATTAACTAATCATTTTAATTCAACTGTTAGTAGTTATTTATTAACTAATCATTTTAATTCAACTGTTGGAAGTTATTTGAAAACTGTAGATTATAATACGACACATAATAATATAATAACCGCTTTAAATAACACAACATCATCACTGTTGACTATTTCTAATTTTAATTCAACTTTTAACAGTCTAATCAATACAACTTTAAACACATATTTAAGAACCTCTATATTTAACACGACTAATCAATCTAATATCAATAACTTGAATACTCTTAATAGTATGATTTATTCAGATGCTGGAGATGTATCTATAAATTGTAATAATAATGTTAATTTTAAGGCTGTTGTGAATTCCCAGTTGCGTGTCCCCCTATCTGTAAACCCGTCGCATATAGTTATAGAATTCTACAACTACTCCATCGTGTGTTATCAAAAGCACCACAGGTGGAGGTAGGTGGAACATTAAGAATTGACAACGGTGTGCATAACAATGCAAGTATAGGTTTTTATAATAATCAGAATAAATACTGGACTGCTGGTATGCGTAGCGGAAATTTCGTTATTGCGTCCGATTACATCACTACGAACAGGTCAGGCGGAAATATTCAAAACGATGTAGCTATGCAAGTCAATCAGGATGGTTTTATCAACTTACCGAACGATATTAATTTATGGGGAGATGTATATTGTAAAAGGAATTTATACATGACGGGTGTTGTCGAATCATATAACGCTCTGACCATAAAAGCTACAGCAGCTAATACAGAAACAAAAATAGCTATATTTGGCGGTGCATCTGTAGGTAATTATTGGATTATTGGTCAGAACTCTTTTGGTGTTGGTGCTGATAATTTAGTGTTTGGTAATAGCACAACAGCGGTTGTCATGCGGTTAGACCAGAATGGTGATATTACTATCTCCAAAAAGTGCTGA